AAATTTAATTTCACTCTGTATGTTCTGAATGATGACAATTGATCAGCAGTAAAAGTATATTCTCTATAATCTAGATCTCTACTATCATATCCATATGTATTAGATTTAACAACAAATACATCAGATTCTCCATTATTATTTTCTGGAGTAATAATTTGACCTCTAGAGTTGAGGTTGCTATAACCAGGGAATGGAGTAAAGATTGGTTCAAGTCCTGGTTTGTTATTAACACAATAGAATGCTCTAATATCATTCACATCAGTGAGGTGTCCAGTAAGAATAATCTTAATGGAAGATGCTGGATTTTCCAAGACAATCTCTTTAGAGATATACTGACATCCAGTTGGATCTTCGTCAATCGTATCAACTCTAGAATCTGTTGCATAATCAGTAATAATATTATTGACTCTGTTTGATGTCAGAATTGAACTGACTCTCTGTGAGTCGATAACAGGACTTAATCGAGTATCAGTTGATGTAAGGAACAGTCTCATGTTCATGGACTTATTACCTTCAATCGTTGTAAGATTAGCATCTTCGTTGATCTTAGATGCAATCATTCTTGGAGAATCAAAGAAATTCTTCTGATTGATGGTAATGTCTTCAAATCCCTTATCAACATAAGGAATTTCATTTCCGCTGAAACTCTTACTTGAAACAGTTCTAACTTCAGCAGAAATAGACGTACCAGAAACAGTAAGATTTTGAACGTTTGGTGTGATAATCTCAAAAGGCATATTTTGTGTAGCCTTGACACCAAATCCACCAGCAGATTTTGTGGTTCCCATGTAAAGTTTAGGATGCCCAACATCAGTGCTTCTATCAGTTCCAGTGGTATCGCTCATATCCAATTTGACTTTATAAGTATCAAACGTAAATGGATCTGCTTGCGTAACATCACTCAAATCATGAGTTCTATTAATTCTTTGCAAGTTAACTCCACCAAGTTCATATTTGTGAACTGGAGTACCAGCAGGATATGTCTTGGGATCATTTCCTCTAGTGACAGTTCCACTGATTGTGTTTCCGGCGACTTGAGTGTAGGTAATGATTTCATCACCAATCTGTAGATAACCTACGTTAGTTGTTCCAACTCCAACATTTTCAAATGTTGTAAACGAGGACGCTGAAGAAACAGTAATACCATCTGTAGATCCTACAGGAAGTTCAACAGAAAGAGTGGTTGGTTTAACATCACCACGAACACCAGAAATTTTCACCTGGTTATCAGAGAAATACATTCCATGGTTCTTGTGGTCCACGGTAAAGTGGAGACCGTCATTATCAATATTCACGGAAGAAATCTGAACATCTCCTCCAGGTGCTCCTGGGAGATCATTATTCAACGTTGTAGCTGCACCAGCACTTGTGAAATACCCAAGAGTCTTGGCAGCACCAACAACAAATTCTCCCTGAACATTATTAAGAATAAGTTCGTTAGTAATTCCAATTCCAGCAACAGTCAATCTGACATTTCTGCCCATCGATGCAATACCGATGGTGGTAATACCAAGAACGTCTCCAATTTGATATCCAGATCCGCCTGCGGTAATCGTTGCTCCACTTGCAACAATAGATCCATTATTAACACTAATCTCTGCCGTTGCTCCTCTACCGCTACCGGTGAGAGTTACAAGATTTACACCAGCAAAGGTAAAACTTCCATCAGCAGGTGTAAGGCCAAGACCAGCATTAGTGATCGAAAGGTTGCCTGTAGCAGATCCAGCAGTGCCTACAAGGTCTCCTGTGGCGTTTGTGCCCAGTTGATAGAAAGTGTTACCAATTTCATATCCAGAGTCAGCCACGGTGGTTCCAAGACCAACTCTAATCTGTCTAGAATTGAGACTAATTGGATCAGGAAGGAGTGTAGGAATCTGTCTATTTCCTTCCGTCAGTTCAGGACTATAGAATTCAACAGACCCATTTTCAATAAAGTCTGCTCTGTACATGGTAAATTTAAGATCTTCCCACTGACTTGGTTCCCATGTAGAAGCGTTTTGTGACTTAAATAGCGATCCAAGATATGGTTGGTTAGAAATAAAGGTATCTGTCAACAGATCGTTTTCACCAACTCTAGAGATATAAACACTGTACTTAGTGGAGTTAGATGCTAAACAAATTGCATATTCAGTTCCTCCCTCCAAATAGACAGGAGCCTTAAACTGAACGTTTGTTGCGATAGATCCATCAGAAGAAGTAATAACATCATCTGGATCTAATACAATTTCAGAGAATGGAAGAACTCTTGGAGAGGGTAATCCATTTATCATAGATCTTAACTGAAAGACAACAGGAATGTCCATGTCATCTTTAGATCTAAAGAAAACATCACAACTAGTTACAAATACACCAGTTTCATCTTCGACTAAGAAAGATTGTGCAAGTGGATCATACCAAGTAATAATTGTCTGAGTTCTAGTTCTTGAAGAAACAACCTCAGAACTTAAAACTTCAGTTCCAAGATCTCTGTTAACGTTTCTGCTCTGGAACTCATTTTTCAATTCAACTCTTGCATTTCTAACAGAAATAATATTTTCCTGAACTGTTTCAAGAGTTCCAGATGCACTAAATGATTCTTCAGCAATTGTTGTTGCATCATCTTGATTGTTATCAATATCATTAGTGAGAGTAAAAGTTTTAGTTCCACATTCAAATCTTGGATGATTTACGTTATTGCTATCTGGAATAAAGTAACTTCCAATTAAAGTTGCAGAGAGATCTGAAACAAGTCTTACATTAGTTACCGTAGCTAATGCACCACTTGTTCTTCCTCTAAGAACCATTCCCTCTTCAACATATCCAAAGAAGTCTCCTCTTGCTTCTGAAGAGAGTGATGCAGTATCAACATTCAGAATTGTAGCAGTTGAAGAATATGTTGATGCTAGATCAATATTAGAGTACGGATTTTGTGGGTATGTTTTAGTCGGAGAATCATAAGGACCCTCTCTATGATTAGACTGTGCAACTCTAAATCTGATAGATGGTGTTGCGCTTGGACGTAAAGTCTCTGCAAGACCAGTTCTAAGCATTTCACCAACAACGGTTTCTCCTACCTGGAAAGTTCCAGATGTCATGGAGATTTCTAGCAGTTTTGGTACGCAATACTTTGAAATATCAACACTGTCAAAGAAAGCATAAAGTCTTGTGAGTGGTTTAACTTTCTTAGAAACAAACTCAACGTTTCTAGATCTCATAAATGGAATGAGATCTCTACTGACAACTCTATCTCCTACAGATTCCCGATCAAACTGTTCGGTAACGATAGTTCTAATACCATTTCTAGAAACGGTTCCAAACTCTCTAGTTGATCTGATTTGTTCTTCAATAACTTGGTCAGTTACAGTTCTTGTCCTTGTGCTAGTTCTACTTCTACCACCTGGACCCTGACGATGAATGGTGTCAGGACCATTTTGAATAACTCTTGTTCTAGATGACTCTACAACTTCAATACCAGTCCAATTGGTTTCCCAGGAATCCCAAACAATAGGTCCAAATCCTGTCTGAGGATCAATCGTGCCATTTGCTGCAAGATTATTGAAGGTCTCTGCATAATTACCTTCAGTTTCAATAATTTTAGCTTCAATTCTTGCAGTATCAACCCAGTTATCAGTTGATGGAGTAAGTTCAAGAGTTCCATTCCAGAAACTAATCAAGAAAGGAGTGACACTTTCGGTTCTAGTAGCAAATGTTTGACTAATGTATTCTACTTCCGAATAATCAAGAGTTACAACATCATTTTGCTTTCTTACATTATTGCCCTCAATAGCAGCAAAGTTGACATCATCCGTTGCATCAGTATCAACTACTGGTCCGAAGATCATATCCACGGAGTTTGTGTAGTGTCTAGGTCTTAACTCATTATATTTTCTATCAATAGCATTATTAATATCAATAGAGTCTTCTTGTGCTGAGAAGTCATTAAAATTATCAACAAAGAATCCAGACTTAAATCTGTTTAATCCTTCTGCATCAGGAATAAAGAAGTTTGCGGTCTCCTTCTCAAGTAAAGATAAAGTTGTATAATATTCAAGACTCTTGATTCTATCTTCAAGTTTTTTGATATCTTTCATCTGATATCTCTTATAGTCCAAGAATGCTAGTTTTGCATCTCCAGGATTATAAAGATATGGAGGAAGAGTTACCGTACAGAGTTCAATCGCATCATTAATTGGTTCTGGTCTTTGAGGACTATCTGATGGGGTTCCGTAAATAATTTGGAAACGGCCATCCTTAGACAAATACACTCTATCAATTCTTCCTTGATAATAAGAATAGTCCATGATAATGGTCTCATCAGATGCCAAAGTATTTGCAGCAGTCTGACCAGAAGTTTCAAAAGATCTTCCAAAGAATTCGAGAGGTGATCTTACATCAGCAGCCACCGTGTATTCAGCAACTCTTGGTCTGATGTCGATAATATCAGAGTTTCTGTAAATATCAACATTTCTAATTTCATCACTATAATCAAAATTATTATAGGAATTAACTGTTACAACATCACCAGTATCTGTGGTGTCAAAAGATGCGCTGGAGAAATATATCTTCAGTTGTTTTGCTGGAGATGATTTATCCTTCTTTCTTCTAAGACGACCATGATCATAGAAGGTTTCCTCTTGACCAGTTCTAAAAGTATAGTTTGGGGAAATATTAAAACTTGGAGAACCTATACTAGAGACTACAGCACCAATATTTGATTCCTGTGCTTCTACAGTTTCTCCTTCAACAAAAACAGTTTCTGTTTTACTAATGAATGTAATTGTAGAGTCATTAAGTTTTTCAGATACAATTGCTCTTGCACCACTCGTTTGACCGACAATTTGTTCGCCAACCAATAATTCTGTTGTGGTTGTCGATGCACTATTAATTGACTGCAAAGTCATGTTTGGTGCAGAAGCTGCAGATGTATCTGCAGATTCATAGATTCCATGAATTTCAATAATATCAGGGAAGTTTAAAGAAATAACTTCGTCTTCAACTCTGGTTCCAAACGGATAGTTTCCATAAGTAAGTCCATTATTTAAAGTTGTAGATCCAATACCAGATCCTGCTAATTTAGATTTATCGACAATAATAGAATTAACTCTATTCTTAATTTTAACTTTTGCTTTTGGACTTGTCTTGTTAAGAGTTGCAATTAAAGTTGCACCAGTATCATCTGTACCTAAATTGCGAATTTGTAAGGTTTTGCCGTCTGCACCAATATCAAACTTGTCTCCAGTGAGAACCTCTGTAGATCCATCAGATCTTGTCAACAGATATCTTTCCTCATCAAATTGCAAGAAGGTTTCATTAGCTCCTGCTACTACTTGTGCAGAGAGTTGATTGCTAGCAATATCAACACTAAAAGTTTTTCTAATTACTAATGTTGCTTCTGAAATGTCAACATTAGAAACATTTGCCTTTGCTAGTGGTGTATAGAGAGAAGCATCAGAAACAGAAGCAAGGTCTGTTTTAAGAACTTTTAAATCTGTTACGTCTAAAGTCGCTGCTGGTAAAAATGCACTAGCAACACCAACAACATCAGTTACTGCAGCTACGGTAATAGTTGTTGTTGCAACACCTACAACTCTTGCGACAATAGGATCATTTCTGAGCCCTGCTGTAGTATCAGTATATTCAATCAGATCGTTTTCTTTTACAAGAGTTCCAGGGAAATCTGTATTCTTAGCAGTAACCGTACTGATACCACCAGACAAAGCACTAACAGTAGCAATACCTGCACTAAACTTAGTGGACTGAATTACGTCTGCACTAAATGTATTGATACCAACGATTGTGGAAGTTCCTTCATATCCATCCATTCCGTAGACAGATTTAACATCAGCGATACCATGTTCTGTGATAGCAACAGCAACTCTACCATCTTCAATACCATTAAAGATGAGTTTCTCAAAGGGAATGAACGATCCTTCAGTTTCGTAAACAGTAACTGCAGTTCCAGCAGAAACTGCATGTCTTAAGAATCCAGTTGCGCCACTATTTGCACCTTTTACAAATGTAGGTACTGAAAGTGTTGTTGACTGGTTTACAGCAATCTCTACATTAGTTTGAACATCATATAGTGCAAGATTCCACTGATTGACATTTCCATTTGCAGCATCATATGATCCAGACTCCAATTTAAAGTCATAGACTCTGGCAACTCCAATTTCATTTCCAGGAGCTGTTTGTTGATTAGATCCAACCCTTTGATCTCTAAGACTTACAACATAAGTTCCAAATCCAACTGTTGGTGATCTGAATACTCTGTTTATTTTTAATGTTGGACCAGTATTGTAAACAATATTTTGATTTTCAATAGTTTTGGTTGTTCTTGGTTTATCTACATCAAGATACTTTGCACTTAAAGTTTCGATCTCATATCCTTTGACGTATGCCTTTCCAGGAGCAATTTTATAAAGAGCTAGATCATCTGTTGGAGTTGTTCCACTAGGAGTAAACTGTCCTGTTTCAAATATACCTCCGTTTCCAAGTCCATCATTCAAAGAGTTAACTACAGTGATATCAAACGGTTTTACAAAATAGTGTCCTGATTCATCAAACGTTCTTCTTGCAAGAACATCGGTGAGGTCATCATAAAATACTCCACCGTAATTCTTTTTTGCTTTCTTTTGAGTTTGAAGAACCCCGTTAATTACTGTAGCAAGTAAAATAAAGTTATCATCGTTAAAATCATCAAGAGGTTTCTTAAAAAGACTTGTAGAGATTCTAAGTCTATCAGCACCCGGTGCTGCATAGTTATTAAATCCCTGAGAATTGTCGTTAAGGGTTTCGTCTAAATCTGCGTTAACGATCTCCTCGTTAACAAACAAACCAATTCTATAACTTGGAGTCGTTCCGTACTGATCAAGAAGAAGATTTTCTCTATCAACATTTACAAAATTTCCACGAATAAAATAAATACCGTTTTCAATCTGGAAAGAAGATCCAGTCGCAGCAGCTGCGTTAGTTAAAGTAGATGCAAGAGGTGACCCTGCAGCAATTGTAGTATTTCCAAGTAATCCAGAAGTTACTACTTCATTACATGTCAATAATTCTCCGTCAAAAAAAGTTTGTGTAGAATTATTTCCCGTGCTTGATGTAAGATAATTAATATAAAGTGTTAAATTACCTCTTTCAGAATCCTCAGGCAACAGGACACTATCAACAAAAGCAGTTACCCCAGAAGTCTGCCCAGTGATTTTTGTCCCAACCAACTGATCAGCATATGCCGATACTGGAACACCCTGATATGTGTTTTCTAACTGTACGCAGTAATATAATTGACTATATCCAATATTTCCTGGTATTACTTTTGCACCCTCTTTAAAGAAGTGCTGCCCAAACTTTTCAATCTGATTTTGCAGTATAGACTGCAGAGTTGTTAACTCTCTTGCCTGAACAGGATATCCTGGTTTGAATAATACCTTGTGGTAATCATTAGCTGCATCAAAATCATCAAAGTATGGAGCTACGTTGAGGTTCGTTTGTTGGGGCATAATTCTTTAGAACTGCAAAATAACTTTTATGTCTTCCTTTTGACTCGCTGATCGAGTTATGGCTGGTCGGTTGTCAACGTAAATGATGTTTCCCGAATGCGCTTTGACCTCAGGATTAGAAATACCACTCGTAAAAGTTTGACCAAGATAGTATGTACGATTATTTATTACGGTAGATATACCTGAGAAGTTACTATCAATACTTAAATCTTGACCAGTTGATGGTACGATAGTCAGTGCTCCACCAGTCCCAGGAGATGATGTAAACTCTGTCAAATCAAACCCATATGTTGGTTGAGTTTGTGCAGTTCCAACGGTGTTAAACCCAGCAAGAGATCTGTCTTGCCAGAATTTCAATACTCCAGTATTCTGATCATAGTTAATAACCCTTCCTACAGCAGTTGTTCCTGTGGAAACTGTTTGAGTAAAATATGAATCAGCAGTAAATGTCGCTGTACTATATCCTGTACCAACAAGTCTTAAAGCCCCAACAGCACTTGCCTTACTCGCTGAAAGGAGAGTTGTAGAACCAAACTGTTGTGGATTTTCTACAACACCAACTCTGGCAATTTGGTTACCTGTGATGAAATCTGGGTTTTCATTATCATTTTCAATTCTTGAATAAAGGAGAACATTATATGCACCTAATTCTCTGTAGATGTCGGCACCATGACCACCCTGTGGCGGAATAATTACATCAAAAGCTGGTCTAGTGGTTCCTGTTGGAACTCCGCCAGCGATCAAATCAACATTACCATAAGTGTAACCTGAACCTTGAGCAGAAACTGTTACAGAACTAACTTTAGAATCAGCATCAATTACTATGGTACACTCTGCTCCTGTGCCGTCTCCTCTAATTGGAACGGAAGTATAAGTCGAGTTTGCAGTGCCAAGACCAACACCTTTATTAGTAATCGTGAC